ATACAGGCGTTCTTTGAAGGTAACTTGATACCTGAAGCTATGCCAATGTGTAGGCCAGTAGAACAGGCTATTAAAGACTTCTTTGGCGAACAATTATGGTTGCCGGAATTGTCTTTTGCTCACCCTATGGGATTTGGCGGTAAATCTGATTTGATTGCTAAATCGCGGCATGATTTTGCTGGAATCGTACTTGATGTAAAAACTAAAGAAACTACCGACATTAGCAAAGTTGATGTTTATCCCGAACACGGTATGCAATTAGCCGCTTACCGCCAGGGTTTCAATATGCCTACTGCCAGGGCCGCCAATGTATTTGTTGGTTACAAAATGGTTGATGGCGTTATTTGCTTTACTGGCGCCAAAGTTATTGAGCATGACCCAGCCGACATGGACCGTTACTGGCTAATGTTTACAAAACTGTTAGAATTTTGGCAGTTGAAAAACAATCACAAGTAACATTGGGCGAACGTGTAAAGAAACTAGTAGCCCACCTTACATGAGGGAAAGCGAGTGTTTTCATGCTTCACATACATGATTGCAAGTACCTCACCCCTATTAGGGCGTTAAGCCGCCAACGTAGGATGCAGTAATTGGGTAATTTTGCGGCTTTCTGACCCATTGATAGCAACTGCCAAATACGGCCTTGTTGCTTTTTTGCAACTAGGTATAAATCCTAGTAAAAAAGTTGTTGCATGGTAAAGATTTCTTTAGTAAATTACTAATACGGCAACGGTGCCGTGATTAGATAAAGGAATAAATCATGAAAGCAATTGACATTCAGTTAAGCAAAGTTGACCAATTGGGTATGTTAATGGCCCAAATTGCTGACTTGGAAAAACAAGCAGATGCAATCAAAAATGAACTTAAGCAACAAGAAGGCCACATTGAAGGCAATTTGTTCAAAGCTTGCGTTACCCTTTCACAACGTGCGACCGTTGACAATAAAGCCGTATTTGCTGAAGCAAATGTACCAGCAGAACTTATTGCTAAATACACAAAAACAACCGCAGTTATTACTCTTAAAGTAACTGCAAAATAATCAATGACGGGCCATTGACACTATTCGGCAACGGCTATACGAAGCGACTGTTATACAAAAAGACTTTGGCCCGTCACCCAACAAGGAAAACAAATGAAAGAATTTTTATTAGGTGGTTTATTGGGCGCGGCAATTGCCGTATTTTTAGTGGTTGTTTATGGCTTTGAAATAGGGGTGTACCATTTATGAAAGCATTTCCTTGTGGCAATGGCATGAAACCTTATGAATATGGAATGGATTTGCGTGATTATTTTGCAGCATCAGTAGCACCTACTTTGCTTCAAGGATTTACTTGGAATGAAGTTTGCAAAGATAGCGATGAAATGGCTAAAGCTTGTTATGCAATGGCTGATGCAATGATGGAAGCGAGAAAAAATGAAACGAATTGAAGAATTTAAAAAACAGTTTCCTAATGCTCCAAAAGGGGGTACGGCTCAAAAGCTTTGGGAATTAGCCTGGAATACGGCTATACATGAAGCAATTAAAAAGATTGATGATTATTCAAACGGCCATGAACCAACGGCCAGGGCTTATGCAATTAATATTACTGACGAACTTGAGGAAATATTATGAACGAACATATTTGGACGGCCGCTGGAACTGATATTACTATTCGCTGGCGTTTACTTGGCTGGGTGCCACCGTCAGAACTTCAAGAATATCGTGACAAATGGAAATACTATCAAAACCTTCCATTACGTCAATTGGACGACCACGCAAAAGAGCAATACGAACAAGTATTGCGCCGTGCTAAAGTCGCCCGTATTCGTTAATATTTACGCATATTAGGCAATGGGGCTTCCTTTTGGGATTTCCCATGTGCCTTGCTTGCTGGCAATGATTCGTGTTTTTTAAGCTTATCTTCTAAACGATGCAATTCGTTTTCAGTAGATTTTTCATGTTCACGCAAAACAATGTAATGTTCTTTTGGTGAATTACCCAATTTGCCGGTAACTTTAAAATTTGTAGCCATTTTTTATCCTTCCAAGATTTGTAATGCTTGATTAATTTTAGCAATTCTGTCGTTTAAACCCAACACTCCGCCGTTAATTTTTCTAGTAACTTCTTCCCAACCTGACACGTCAGCGGCAGAATTTAATCCTTTTTTATTCCAAAACCATCCAGCCGACATTGCGGCGTTCATTGGCTCTAACAATAGGTCAGGATTGTCCAATAATGGTAGTTTAAGCGCTTGTCCGCAAAAAGCATAGTTATCCTTGCCGGTTAACTGAATAACGCCCCTACCGTGGTATTTCCAGCCGTCCCCATCTTCATTGTTGCCCATTCTTCCGGCATACACTTTGTCAGCAATTTTTTGTGGATTTTGAGCATATTGTTCAGCCACATCAAGACTAGGAAATCTTGAGGGCCATGTACCCATAAGTCCAGCGGCAGAGTAATGAAGGTTCTCTTCCAAAGTTCGAAAGTTGTTTGATTCATGTTGGCATTGTCCTATAAATCCAGCCTGGCGTTTTGGCGTACTAATATCGTATTTTTGAAACACCGCATTTAATGGTTCAAGCCACTTTTGGTCAATTCCAAGGACAGTCAATTGCTCAACGTTCATCAATTTCGCCTATTTTGATGCCGGTAATTAAACCAATAAACCCACCTACAATTGTTTGAAAACTAGGTCCAACAATAGAAAATACAATTTTGTCATCAGTATTTGGGTCAATTACGGCATAAACAAACATAAAAACCATGGCCAAAATAATGGTCACTAATGAATAAGTGGCTACTTTAATAACGTGTTCTTTATGATTCATTTTGTTTCTGCGCTTTCAATAAGCCATTTTTGCAATTCCACCAACATTAGGGTTGTTTGGGAGCAATCTGTAACAAGTTGATTGTAGGCGGTTGTTGCATCAAAGAACTTGGCGGTGTTGGAAATGCCGGACACGTTGCTGGTATTGGGCTGGCGCACCCCGTTAGAATAATACTGACGGAGCAAAGCCAATTTCGCATCATATTCATCTTGTATTCCTTTTGTGACTAATTCGTGTTGCTTTTGGATTGATTCGACTTTTGCTTCTTGTTCCTTGGCGGCAATTTCAACCGACTTTTTGTACTCAATATATCGTGAATACCCCATCCAATAACCGGACCCAAAAATAACAACGCAAATAGCGCCAAGTATGCTAATTTTGACATAATCAATCATCTAAACCCCGATATTCTTGGTGAAAAAACAAAAGTAGCTTGCCATGTTTGCGGTTTAGGATTGACATTAACATCAACCAAACCACGTACATTCCACCCCAAATTAACATAAATACAACGGCTAAACCCAATAGGGGCAATAAACACAAATTGAAATAGTCCATTAGCGTGAACCAAACACCAGCCCGCTTTTGCATTGTCATTGTCCTTAATAGTAGGGTCGCCAGCTACGCTAGTGGTATATGGCATTGCTAAATACCGTAATGCAAAGCTATACGCAGGGTTGCGCCATAACCATTTAACTTTTGACCAATAGCTAGGTGGGTTTTGACTTTGAAAAGTAGCATCACCGTTTAACGTATTGTCAGGTGTATTAAACCAATTAAGCCAACTTGGCAAAACAGGACCAATAGCTTGGTATGAATGATTGTCGCACCACCATAATTTGTTTTTTTTAAATAAAACCATTAAAGGTGCTAAAACAACCCCTATAAACGTTATTAATAGACTAATAGGAACAAGTATCAAATAGATTAAATAAATCATTGCGGCTCTGACCCCGACATTTGTTTAGCGGCAACAGAAGCCGCACCTGAACCCGATACAATACCTAATGCACCAGCCAATTCTGTAAGACTTATTTCATGGCCGGCATAAATAAGGTATATAGCGGCACTAGCTACTACAAAGAATCCCAAAGCCCATGCCCATCTTGCAATGTCATGAGTTTGATTATCTTTGCCAGTAAGAATATGCGTTAATATTTCGTTCATTTTGAAGTGAAATAATGAGCAATAAAGCCAATTAAAGAACTGATACCTGATACCACCATCATTCCTACCCAAAAGCCACCACGGCCTTTATTAGCCATAGCAAGCAATTCTTTTACATCGGAACGCATTTCTGTCATTTCTCGTTCCATGGCTTCTACTTTTTGCCACATTACACCGACTTTAACTGGGTCAATTTCAACCATAATTTTACCCATTAAGTTTTCATGATGTACGCTAATGCGTAATAAAGTGGATTATTTGCACCAGTACCGCTTACACCAGCAGAAGCATTGGTTGTAGATGTTGCTACTGTAATGCCAGTTACTGCGGATTGAGTTGCCAATGGACTATTTCCACCGCTTGTTAATGCGCTACCAGCGCCACCACCATTAGGTGCTCCATTACCATAAGAATTATGGAAGTGTCCTGGGTCTGTAACAGTAGAAGTAGAAGTTGCAGTATGGGTATGGCTTACAACAATAGCATCCGCACTACCGCCTGTTTGTCCTACTGAATAAAGATTACCAGCGGCAACCACAAAACGGTCACGTAAGTCAGGGGTTGAGTTTGTACCGTCACAAATTACATAGCCTGAAGGAATAGAACCAATTGAGCCTGACCATAACAAAATAGCACCACTTGGCAATGCTGGTGATGTAGCTGGAGCATTTTGCAAAATTGGGTATAAATTGTCCAAAGTTTGCAATGTAGAACCGCCTGAAGTTTGAATAACAAACTTATAGCTATATCCTGATTGCATCCAAATTTCATTTGCTGGACGACCGCTTGCATCTAGAACAATAGGGTTAGCGTTAGCAATATTACCGTTAACAGTTGTATAAGTAGTCAACAAAGTGCTAGAACCAGCTTGGTAGGTGTAAATTAATCCACCGGACAAGGGTACGCCATTGTTATCAAAAAATTGTTGGCCGTTACCAACTGGGGATAAAAGTACACTTGCCATAATTATTTCCTAGAAGTTAATTCACTTAATTTTGTTTTTGCGGCTTGTTTGGCTTCAACTGCTTTTCTAGCAACTTGGCCACCTTTATACATTAATTCGCCCATTACTCTTGGGCTTTGGAATGGAATAGCTAACCCTGACAATGGTGTTAAATCGCCTGATAAAACACGTCCAGTAGTATATAAAGCGTTCATTCCCATGGCTGGACCAGCTAAACCGGATGGGTGCCATTCTTTTAATGATTGACCAGCCAATGCTTCCATTAAATTCTTACCGCCGGATTCTTCCAATTGACGTGTTAATTCACGTCTAAATTCATTACCCATGGTGGATGTTGGACCCATCATTGTTTTAAGACGGCGCAATGTAAGGTCAACAGAAGCTTTTGAACCAAGGCCTAAAGATTTTTCAATTTCACGTTCAGTAGCCAAAGCTTCTTCATATTCGGCCATTGTTTTTTCATAATTTTTGTCTTGCTTAACAATGGTGTCTTTTACTTTGTTACGAGTATTGGTAAGAACACGTTTTGCTTGATTTGTCATGCCCTGTGTGTAAACGTCATCAATACGTTGTTTAAGGTCATCTAATCCGCCAGCAGTATGAAGTTCAGGTTTATTTTCCCATTCGTCCAAAATGCCTTTAATTTCGTTAACTTTGGACATTGTTTCAGGACCAACTTTAGAAGCTTCTACGCCACCAACACCCCTAGATTTGAGAGTTTCAAGTGTCTTATTAAATTCTTCACGAATAGGTTTGAAATCCAAAAATACTTGATTGCCTTTGGTTGTAGCAATTCCTTCTTTATAAGCTTCGCTACGTGCATGACGTGTGTTTTCTAATGCAGAACGGAATTTTTCAACCAAATCTGCTGGTGATACATTGCCACGCATATTTTCAGCAAGTTCAGAAACACTACGTGGATTGGCGTAACCTGAACGTGCGGCTTCGCGTAATACTTCACCGCTTTTATCAATAGGAATACCCATTATGTCAGTTGCAATGTTTCCAATCGTTCCAGCTTTAACATTGCGACCAATTGTTTTATCAATTTCGGAAAGTGCATTTCCTGTTTTTTCTGCCGTTTTTGCAATCATACCGCCTAATGGTGTTCTAACTGCAAATTCAGGGTCATAAATTGCGCCTTTAAGAGTTTCACCAGCAAAACGTCCTGGATTTTCATAAATAGCTTTTGCAACATTAGAAATAGATTCACTAGGATGTTCTGCAAATGATTTAACCCCTTGTTTGGCGGCTTCATATTTTCCAATAAGATTAGCTTCTGCTTCTTTTTTCATTGCTTCATCGCCAATTATCGGCATACTGCCAGCGGTGTAAGCTATTATTGGTGCGGCTAAACTATTCTTTTTCCAATCTTCCATTGACATTTCATGCAATGGTTTTTTAAATTCTTCAAACCAATTTTTAGGTTTTTCGTAATTTTGGTCAACAAACTTTAATCCTGGAATTTCAATGTCATCACCAGTATTAGGTTCTACTTTAGATTCGTACGGTAAATCAGGATTGATTTGTACGTGAACTGGGTCTTTAGCGCCAAATGGACGATGCAAACCTACTTGTGCAAGTAATGAATCAGGAACACGTGGATGAATGTCAATTGCATCGCCTTTTTCGTGTCGGCTTTTACCAGGTTCAGCTACTAAATTAGGATTGCTTAAACGGTTCTTGTATTCTGCACGTTGTTGTTCTAGGGTTCTATAACCGCTAGTAATAGGCAAATCTTCGCCTTTAGGGTTTAGTTCTTTATTGTTTTTCCAAAGGTCTTTAAGCTTTGTTACACGGTCAAGAAGGTCAGGCTGAAGGTCAGCTACATCCGGCGCAGATTTAGGAGCAAATGCCGGTGTAGGCATATCCTTATATTTATCAGGTGCCGGTGCAATGGTGACATTAGAATCACCTAGGAATTTTAGTCCAGGGACTTCAATATCGTCTGACATTATCTAAACTTTCCTTGTTCCAAAGCATGAAGATTGGACCATTTGCGATTGAAATCTTCGCGCTGGTCTTTTGGTACAGTAGCATAAATTTCGTTTGCTTTAGTTTTTGCATCAGGCGCATTGGATTTGGATAAAGCATCAATTTGAGCCATGCGAACGTCATAATTGTCAGCCCAAGCAGATTTAAGTTTTTCTGCTTGAATGTAACCATTGACACCACGCTTTTCAATCAGTTTGTTATAAGCGCTATTAAACATAGTAGCGGCTTGAACTGTGGCATCAGCACGTGAAACAATATCGGCCAATGCTTTTTCAGTCAAATCGGTGCTACCGTTAATAATCTTGGCAGTTTCTCTAGAAGCATCAGTTTTGGCAGTTCCCATAACTTCAGAAGCGGCCGCCATACGTTCAATGTTCTTATTAAGCATTTCAAGTGTTGAATTGCCCAATAACCATTTGTTGCCTTGACGAACTAACTGACCAGGACGGCTACCGGCACTAGCGGCAATGTTTTCATATACGCCACGTGTATTGGCTTCTTGTTCTTTGGCGCCCATAGCCAAACGATTGCTTTCTTGAAGTAATTTCTTACCATTAGCCAAAGCATCTTTTTGTTCTTCAGTATAGTTAGCAAGCGCTGGATTGCCCTTATATTCAAGATATTGGTCATATTTAACCAAATCACGGTCTTTGGCGTTTGGTTTAGGCGCTTCAGTTGTGCCGCCACCACCAACTGCGTTTGCACCATTACCAAATTCAGTAGGCGTAATAGAAGGTTGACGGCCTTCAATTGAAGGTTGTTCAACAGTAGGTCTTTCTGCGCCACCAATAGTTCTAATATTGGCTTTAGGTGCAAATGCGGCTTGTTGTTCAGGTAATGTCATCATCTGATTGCTTGAACGTAAAGCTTGTTGCCATTGATGGTCGCCAGGGCCAGCTAACATAACGTTGCCCATTTTTGCTTCTGCCATTTTAATAATGTCAGGATTGCCTTTATATTGTGTTGCAATTGTTTTGTAAGCATCAAGATACGCTTTTGGGTCAGAAACTTTAGCTTGACCTAATGCGCCATCAACTTGTGCAAATACTTTGCGTTCATCATTAGTTAAACCCAATTTGGCGCTTTGAATATCTGTTTGGTTTTTAGCCAAAGCTTGAAGCTTTTCAAGATGTTTTGGACCAGTTAAAGGAGCAACGGCCATTAATGCTGGCGCTACCTTATCAGGGTCAAGCTTTCCATCGGTTGTGTAATTATCTGTATTAGCAAGCAAATTACGAACAGGGCCTAATTCTTTTAATTCTTGTTGTGCTTGATTTGCTTGAACACGGGCAATATTAGCTTCAGCCGAATAAAGGCCCATCTTCATCATGTCCCCAAGGGACATAGCATTTTGTTTTGGATTCAAATCCGCATTAAATTCAGCCATAATTAACCCATCTTATTCATGCCATACAACATAGCATAGTTACTGATATTGTTTAATGCGCCTGTTTGTGCATTTGCGGCGCCCATAATTCCTGAAGCTTGTGCATTACCAATACTTGAAAGCATATTTGAAACGTTAGAAGCAGTACCGGTACCAGCGTTTGAAACAGTTCCAAGTGCGTTCATGCCTACGTTGTTGGCATTAAATACGTTACTTGCAACGTTTTGACGGTTTGCTTGGTAATTGTTAAATGCGTTTTGCAATTGATTGCCAGCATAATCTTGGGCAAATTGTTGTCCGCCCTGAATAGCGTTACCGCTTACTGCGCCACCACTAGCATTTAATTGTGAATTAAATTGACCTAAACCTTGAGTTAATCCAAATTGATAATTTGGCATTAATGTAGTCAAATCATTCATTGTTGGCTGGGCAGTTAAATAGCCGTTACCAGTTGATGTACCGCCTTGAGCATTAGTATAAGTACCAGGAAGCATAGACTGTATTGCATTGTTAGCTTGTATTCCTGTTCCTGTATATGGCTGGGCTAAATTTTGAATTTGGTTATAAACGCCTTGGCTATAATTAATACCGTTTTGTGCGGCATTTGCGTAAGTATTAGCGGCGCTTTGGGCGGCATTTCCCCCAATAACTGAACTAGCTACGCTTGATGCGGCGACTGCGGCCGCTACCCATCCCATTGGCATGATTAATTCCTTTTTTCTAAATGTTTGTCCATCGTCCAGCCTTCAGGTGAAAACGGTACTCTATGGCCATTATCTAATCTAATACAAATAGTTAAAACAATATGGTCTGTATCGCCTTCATTAATTACCCAATGTGGCACGGTATTGCAAAACCAATGAACATCACCGGCTTTTTGCACCATCTTTTCATTTTCATAACAAAAAGCGGCTTTTTGATTGCTTTCTAGGCAAATATTGTATTTTTCAAAAGTTTCAGCGTGCCACCCTTGGTCAATATGAGAATGTATTTTTTCTCCTGGGCGTACACGATAAAGTAATACACCACCCAAAATTTCACCACCAACTGCGGCCATTAAATCTAATGAAAGCTTTTTGGCATAAGGAAGGTGGTCAACGGCTTTGTACCAAACAGGAATGTGTTCGTCACTAAAATCACTAAAGTCGCCTGTTTCAAAATTCTTTGTTTCGTCTTTGTATCGCAAAAATATATCGGATGTTTCATAGTGCGGACCACGTTTTGATAGTCTGCATGGGTTTTTATTCCACAAAAATGGCTGGCGTTGTAAATCCATTAATAATGGAAATACATTAACGTTAGCGGCCAATTGCGTAAAATTGTTCATTTTTCTATCAAAACTTCGTCAATTTTGTTAATATCAGTTTCTTCTGTTGCGTGAATACAAAACCATGTAGCATCTTCCAACGCTTCAATGGTGTGATTAATCCCAGCCTGAATATTTATACAGGCCGGTGCAACATATTCCCTATTATATTCGTCAGTACGCACAAAAACACGTCCTTTTGACAAAATACTTAAATGGGAATATTCATGCTTGTGCATACCAGCGGCATATCCTTTGGGAATGTGCATTTCTTTAGCATAAAGCCCATCTGAAAAATGATGTTGGGTACCCAAATCAATTTCAAAAATGCCTTCATTTTGCTGGAATTGTTCACTAGGTTTCATGGGTTGTAATAAGGCACTTTAAATGGTTGACCATTAACGGTTACGTTAATAAAACCTACTGGATTAGAAGGTAGCGTTTGGGAACCTTTTGTAGCAGTAGTAGCTGAAGAAAAGTTTAGCAGATTCAAAAAGTATTGTTGCCAAGCCCTTGTTGGGCGTTTGGTTTGCTCATCCATAATTGGGGATTGTGGATAAGGGTTATTTTGACTACTTGTCCAAATTCCATTATTAGCCATTAGTTGCTCCCAGCGCTTGCTTTAAGGTTTGCGGCAATGATTACGGCATTAATAGGGTCAGTTACTACTACTTCAAATACTCTATCCCTTGCCCAGCCCATTCTGCGCCAAATAGAACGGTTTTTATAGGCGCCTTGAGTACCAATAGATACCCAATGTTCATTTGACCATGTAGAGCCGCCATCATCTGACCAACGAAGCATAGCTTGTGGATTTTCATTAGCGGTTAAACCATTAGAAAGCCCTACGCCTGGTTGGAAATAAATTTGCAATTCATCAAAATATTGACGTTGGTAGTCACTAACCATATGCGGCGCACGGCGAATACGGCGAATTTCATTGCCATTATCGGTGTAATTTTGTGGGTCCAATTGATAAATAAGGCCATTTTGATAATCGCCTACCAAATTCATGTTTTGGAAGTTTGCATGGCAATTAGAACGATGTCTATGGAATACGTTTTGATTGTCAACGGATAGCCATTTATGCCACATTTGAGTAGAAACGTCATAAGCCCAAGTTAAATCTAGGGTTGGAAAGCTTACAACATAGACTTCATGGCCTTCCATCTGATAAGTATAGGCACGTGCATCTGAAATATATTGGTCAACTAATGTGTTTTCTACGGCATGAGTGCTAATTCTTGTGGGAATATAGCCATTCATCATCATAATTTGGGCTTGACCGCGAATATTACGGCTTACATAAGCAAATGAATTGCCAAGTCTTGCAACGCTAAATTTGGCCAAAATACCATGTTGAGTGTTTGTGCCTGGAATACGTTGGAATGGGAATGGGAATAATCCAGCATCAATCCAAACTTCTGAAGAAGCTTCACCCAATAAGAAAACTTCACGGTTGGAAACAACCATTGACACTAAATTGTCAGGCGAACCATCTTTAGAACTAAAGCTTAATTGTGAAGAAATTGGGGAAAGAATATTGGAACTTCCCCATTGCTGGGTATTGGGGCGGTTATAAACAAAATAGTTATCAACAATGTCAACAACATCCGCACCACTAAAACCACCATCGCTAGATGGCAAAACACTAAAGTTAAGCGCATATAAAGTTTCCGAACCTACGGTTTGAGTTCCGTTAACAACATAAGAGCCAGTACCGCCAGTACCAGTACCAAATGTTAATGTTAGGGTTAACCCTGTACCATTACCGCTAGTTGTTGTTGTGGCCGGTGTTCCTGGTTGCACGGTATAAACGCCATAACTTACGGCAGTTAAACCAGTAACCGCACCGCTACCACCAATAGAAGCAACGGTATAAGTAGCTTGTTGACTATATATACCGCCAGTAACCGTAATCGTGTCACCAACGGCATATCCTGTACCAGCGGCAGTAATGCTATAAGTAATAGCCGCAGAACCGCCTAGAGCCGTAATAATCGTTCCAGCGGTTACTCCAGTACCTTGAATGGTTTGGCCTGGGTATAAAGTTCCATTTGCAACGGCAGTTACAGTCAAAATATTGCCTGAAATAGAACCAGTTACTTTAGCGGCTACGGCAGAAGAATTAAATACTTCAGAAGCTTCTGTTTGGCTAATATTGACTGTATAAGTACCAACACCGCCTGTACCAGTTCCAAGGGCAGTAATAATAGTTTCAGGAGTTACGCCAATACCAAATAATGATTGTCCAGCGGCAATAGTACCTGACTTCATTAAACTAACTGTAAGAGTTGTCCCTGATATTGAGCCTACAAATTGAGCAGAAGATGGGTTAGAAATGCGCCATGTGTAACGATAAGAGCCGTCAACAATGTAAACGTTTGTGCCGTTATCTGCAATTCCAACAATACCGGAACTAGTGTTTAATGTTCCAATCAGGTTTGGAGTTAAGCTTGAATTTAACGCATAAACATATTGACCACAAACAACTACGCAATAGTTTCCGCCGGAAACAGTACGCATCCCACGAACTTCCGCAGAATTGAACATTTGAGCAACAGTTGTTAATCCAGGCGTAGGGTATAAAGCAACTACTCCATTTTGGCCAGGTTGCTTTAATGGGTCAATTTCAGGACGAAAATTAATACATTCCTGTGCATCTTGATAGATGGACGGGGCTTCGTATGATGGGCCTACAAATCCAAAATCCGGCATATAGCCCCTTTTATCTTAAGAAACCGCCGGTTAATATCCATCCAGCATCTTTTTGACGACCAACCAACAAAGCATCGCTAAATGTAGAAGCTTGAATTGGGCGCATATTAGTGCGTTTTAATGTCGCTTTTGCTTGTGCTGAATATTTGCTAATTAAAGCCATAGTAGCTGGGTCATTTTTGCCGTACATTGGCAATAAGCGTTCAGCAAGGCACCAACGCAAACATAACTCATAACCTTGTGGCAAAACAATGTTGTCATAAGGAGTTGCATAGCGAGTAAACAAAGTATCAGCAAATATGTGCATTTCGCCCTGTGAAGGGTTTGGCCATACAAAAATGTTACCTAATGGGTCAGAAGGTTGGTAATACAAAGACTTTGGCCATGGGCCGTTTAAAGTCTTTAAACCAATCATTTCATAGTTTTCTAAATTGAGAATGGCAACTGGGTAGTCAAGGCCCCCGTTAACAATAGGAGTACCGTTACTATTAGTATTAATACGCACAAAGCTAGACTGAATAGCAAGTGGGCGCTGATAGTAAGCATTAATGGCCGTTGAACTAACTGTTTGAGAAATATTAACGGTATATGTACCATTGTCATTAACGTTTCCGCCGGCGCCTGAACCAAACGCAGTAATAGTTGTGCCACTTGCAATTCCTGTTCCAGCTAGAGTTTGACCTAATGCCAATGCTCCTTGAGTAATACCAGTAACAGTTAATACATTTCCGCTAATAGAACCAGTAAAATTAGCGCCAATTGTGCCGCCTGGGCCGATTGTGTATTGAACTTGACCTGGTGTTACAGGAAATATGATTTCAGTCTTGTAGCTGACCATCATGGATTCATTTGACCATTGGTCAATCATGCCATTCATCATAGTTAAAGCATCTTGTACGGCTTCTGCGGTTGGTACTTCACCACCAGCTAAAGCGCCAATATCCTTTAATGCACCGCTAATAATATCAATAGGCTGGGTCATATTATTCTACCGTGAATGTTTTAGAGTTTAGCGCAGTAACCCATGGCAATTCTGTATTTTGCGGTGTAACTGGTGGATTGACAATAGAATTTATTTGCCCATTAATATTGGCATAGTAATTTTCTAAATTGTTGGTTGCTTCATTTATCCATTGCAAAATTATTTCTTGTGTCAGATTTGCATAAGGAATAACTGTTTCACCTTCTTTTGGTGAAAATTGGCAATTACCATCAATAGTTGCAGTATGAGTACCATCTGTTCCGCTAACAGTAAATAAGACATTGACTACATATCCATTATCAATAGTGGTTAATGAATTTATAGTTGTAGTGTATGTATTAGGCATTATTTTGTTCCTAATTGTGATTCTAGTGCGGTTACTTTTGCGTTGAGTTCTTGAATAGCTTTAATCATTGCTGGAACTAAAGCTGACGCATCCACTTGCCAAGGTTTATCAATAGAACCATCTTCATTATCAATTCCTTGTGTTACAGCTTCAGGTGCAACATCATTTAATTCTTGAGCAATAAGTCCAAAATCAACTTGTTGTTTATTTGAAATCCAGTCAAAACTGCGAATTTTTACATTTGCTAATTTTGCCAAGCCTGAACCAGCATCAACAATATTTTCTTTTAATCGTTGGTCAGAAGTTGCGTTGTAAAGTGTATTTGTTCCGTTGTAAGTAATAGAACCAACAGCACTAAATGTTGCTCCTGAACCAAAATAATGCAAATATCTTGTTCCAGATGTTCCTTGATTCCATGCTGTAAAACATTGAATTGCTGATGTTGCTGATGTTGAAGAAATGCCAGCACCACTACCAAAAACACCATTAACAAAGAAGGCACCATTATTATCAAAAATACCTCTAGGATTGCCAGCACCATCAGATAACACAATGTAGTTACTTGATGTACTGATGTTTAGACCGCCTTGATTGCCATTATAGCCACCAAGAACAGTATTGTATGAACCAGTTGTTACTGTATAACCAGCAGCACTATATCCTGAACTAACAAAACAGTTACCTACACCAGTTGTTAAGCTATAGCCAGCCGCTTCACCAATACAAGTATTGTAGTTTCCATTAGAAGTATATCCAGCTTGATAGCCAATAAATGTTTGACCTGTTGCAGTAGTATTTGTATAACCTGCCTGATAACCTACTGCTGTGTTGTTAGAAGCGGTGGTGTTGTTATATAAAGCTGTTGTTCCTACGGCAGTATTGTTAGAACCAGTAGTGTTGTAGCGCAATGAAGCAACACCAAAAGCAGAATTTTCACTACCAGTAGTATTAGCATAAAGCGTATTTACACCAAAAGCAGAAATATCTGTTCCACTTGTATTGGAATATAAAGCTCCACTACCAAATGCGTTTATTACCCCAGCGGTATTGCTATATCCAGCTTGATAGCCAACTGCAGTGTTGTTAGATAAGGTGGTGTTTGAGTAAAGGGCTTGATAACCAACTCCGACTGATGATGTCCCATTAGTGTTTGAATATAATGCTCTAGCGCCAACACCGACATTACCACCACTTGATGATGTTGCGTTGTATAAAACTTGATAACCTAGTCCTGTTTCATTTCCACCGCCGCCACCGAATAAAGTTTGATAACCAACCCCAGTTGTATTTCCATAAGGCGAAGTTGCTAATGCACTTACACCCAAAGCAGTATTTGTAGAAGTATTACCACCACCCTTACCAACAGTAAGACCTGATATAGAAGCATCGGCAGTTGTTTGGAATTGTCCGCCACTTGTAATTGTTGCGGCATCAGTAGCACCACCATTTACTACAAAGTGAATAGCATTAGAAGTTGTAGTTCCAATAGCTAAATCAGCAGTAGTAGAAGTTAAATAGACATTATTAGCTTGGTTAAATGCACCTGAACCAGTAAATCCACTACTGTTCATACCAAAATCACCATAATAGGTGGAATCAGTAGAATTTGAATTATTTACAATAAAGTCAGCAGAAGCAGTAGCTCCTGTGTTGCTATTTTGAAGAATAATTTGGTTGTAAGTAGATACTGAACTTTGTGAAGAAATAAGCGCATTAGCTGGTGTATAGGTAAGAGTACCAATATTTAAGTTAGTTGCAGTTGCAGAACCCAAAATTGGGGTCACAAGTGTAGGGCTTGTATTTAATACATTGCTACCTGAACCAGTTGAAGTAGTAACTCCTGTACCACCATTAGCTACATTCAATGTTCCGCTTAAAGTGACTGCACCAGTAGTAGCAGTTGAAGGTGTAAATCCAGTTGTACCAGCACTAAATGAAGAAACAATAGTTGGCAATGTAGTCCATGTTGGTACACCGGATGACAATGTTAAGTATTGACCATTTGTACCAGCGGCCAAGAAAGTTGTTGTATTAGCTGAACTTTGATAAGGCAATGAGCCAGCCGCACCACCCAACAGATTTGTTGTGTTTGTAGAATTAGTAACGGCAGTTGTACCGATTGCAGATACCAATTGTGCGGCAGTTGCTACTGTATGGGCGCTTGTTCCATTACCATAAAGAACGCCAGTTAATGTTCCAGCAACGCCTGTACCGCCATATAAAGCGCTAATAACGCTTGCGTTCCATGTACCAGCAGTTAGAGTACCAACGCCTGTAATTCCTGTGTATGAACCGCTAATATAGCTAGAACCAACAGTTCCACTAGTAATTTGATTGCCGTTAATAGCAATAGAAGTATTTGTAACGCTTGATACTTGACCGCTTGCATTAGTAGTAATTACAGGAACGCTAGAAGCAGAACCATAAGTTCCAGCAGTTCCTACTGGGGTAATGCTAAATTGATAGCCGGATAAAGTTAATCCAGTACCAGCGGTATATGTTGAAGAAACGCTAAAGTTGCTCCATGTCATTGCAGTTGTGCCAAGTGTTCCACCTGGTTGTGCCGTGCAATACCATGCTGAACCGGCTTGTCCACCGTATTCAACAAATACTAAAGCGCTTACATATTGAGCCCATGTTGTGCAACCAGTTGCATAAGTCCAGGCGCCAGCATTTACTTGATAAATACCGTTTTGTGAAGATGTAGTTTGGTTTTTAACCAATACTGTATTGCCAGCAACTACGGCCACGCCATCAATGGTTTGTGGGCCTGACAATGTAATGTTTGCAGTTGTAGCGGCGGTTACTGGGTTTTTCCAGCTAATTCCAGCGGCATAAGATTGCAAAGTTAACAAGTTAACAATGTCAGTTGCACCTGAAGCATTAGTGCTAATGGTTCCGGTCGTTGTGCTAAAGCTAGTAAATGCACCAGTTGACGGTGTAGTTGCTCCAATTGGACTTGAATCCAATGTGGAATTTGTTATGGTTAACCCTGATTGAACAGGATTGGAAGTCGCATAAAACGGCTTACCTTGACCAATAAAAGTATTAAAACTGCCGTCAGCGTTGAAATACGCTTGAACTGGCAGTAAATTCTGTACCGCAGAATTTGATGGACTAGTCATAACTGACCTTAATAAGCTAAAGCGTTAACTAAAATAACGTCACCGGCGGACATTGGTGAAGCGGCACCAGTTGTTACTGAAAAGCTAGTAAATGTTACAGAAGTTGTTGTGCTTCCTGTTAACTGTAAAAATAATGTGCTTCCACTTGTAACATCAGCGGCAAAAGCTAACCAACCATTAGTTGCAGTTGGTAATGTAATTGTTCCGTTTGCGGCGCCACCAGTACCAACAACAATTTTAAATACAAATGTGTTAACGGCAGAAATTGTAGGGCTTGTACCAAATCCTGAAGAAATCGTAGGTAATGTAGTAGTAGCGATTAAATTGCCACCCATAGACAATGTAGATGGGTTTTCTGCATTACCGCTTAATGGTGGTGAAAATACTTGACCGCCAGGACCAATCAAACCGGTACACACACCAGCAGAATTAAATGTAGCCTGTACGGGTACGATTTGAGTTGTTGAAGTGTTTGCGACTTGATTGGTACTGGACATGGTTATTTCCTTACGATTGGTCAGCCATTGGCATTACATACAAAGTAGTACCTGAAGTACCGATTGCAGTAATAGAAAACAATGGTGGAACTGCGATTACTGTTGGTTGTGACATGGTTACACCAAGCACAAATGATTGACTGCTATTTCCGCCAGTAGGCAAAACTGCGGCCGCGGCAGTACCAGTACCCTGAACAACTGGGGCAATGGTAACTGCAACCGGATTAGCTGAAGTGTTTAGAAAACCACAATAGTTAATTTGGTCATTACCGGCTGGGGTAATCGTAACCGCGGTTGAAGCCGTACCAGTAACGGTAATAGCCGTTGTAGGGCCTACGAACCGATATACTGATGTATTAGCCATGATTACACCGCCGTTGCTGGCAATGGGCCTTCAGCACGTGTAATTTGAATAATGTAATTACCGGTTGCTGGAGTTGCACTAGAACCAGTTGCATTAACCCATTGAACAGTCAATACGTTAGCGGCCAAACAATCAGCTTCAGCGGCAACAACACCAGCAGTTTGTGAACCAACAACGCCTTGAACAAATACTAGGTCAGTTGTTTGTAAGCCAGGCAAAGCATAAGTTTGTGATGCGCCAGCGGTTGCAACTGCGGTAGGCGTTAAAGGTACAGAAATGTAAAAAGTTTCGTGAGCATTGCCACGTGTAACGGTAGTAGATGACATGATTTTTCCTTTAAATTAGGATGATTAATTATATTCGTAAATAGGAAAAAAGCCACCCTTTTTGGGGGCGGCTTCCATCCTTTTACTGCATGGTATTACGAGTAGTTGCTAAAGTCGTAACCGTAAACATAAATATCTGCGGTAGCGGCTTGTGCAGTACCAATACGAACATATAAATACTGTTCAGCTTGGGTAGCAGTAGAAGCAACAGTCAATTGGTTAACTACTGTGGCACCAGTATTAGCTGATAGTGCAGTAGCGCCAGCAACAATAGCGGTACCTTGAGCATTAGCGGCTGGATATAGGCCAATAGTAGCCGATGACAAGCTTGTAGATGCGTTTGTAACGATAACGTTGCTAACTGAAAAGTTAGTTGTGTTTTGAACAGGGATTACCAAATCAGTATTGTTGCCTTGGCCCAAATTGGCGCCGACTAATACTGCAATCAAACGGATAGCTTGATTAGAAGCTAGATTTGATGGGTGAATCGTTTGGGTTGATGCTGGTCCTGGATTGCTCATGATTTATTCCTTAAAAATTGTTTAAAAAGTGGGGTTTTTAGGCCCCACGATTACCTATTAGGCGGCTACACGGCAAGCGAGTTCAGGATAGAGTGGTGCCCAACCATACAGAACGTCCAAACGAGTAGGAATACTATCGTTGTTAATTGTGTATTGACGAACAACACGCATTGACAAGCCAATTTCTTTGTCACTTGCACGACCAGCAAAATGAACGCCTTCAGGCAATTCAAGGTCCGCTACTGCCAAAGTAAAGGCATTGCGGTGCATGATGATGTTTTGTGGGGAAAGAATACCGGTGTTGTTAAATGGGTTAACAGTTTGTGAACCAGTAGCAGTAATGCTTACGTTTTGGAACTGACCAGCAGAAATCAATGCTGGGGAAACAGTAACAGAAGCAGTACTACCGGAACCGATAGCAGTAGTAGAAGTAACAACGAATGAACGGAGTTTACCTGAACCATAAGCTTGACGGTTTTGTGGGTTAACTGCATACACACCATTAATAGTGAATGTATCACCTTGGTTCAATGTAGCGGCGGCAGAAGTAGCACCAACAACGATTGTGGAAGTTTGAGCCCAACCGGAAGTCAAAATACCAGTAGTAGTTGTCAAGTTGCAAGACAATGTAGCACCGGAGTAGCTACCGAATGTTTGTGCTTGAACGTTTTGGTCCATCTTCCAGTTCATACCACCTGAATCACGACCCATCAAGCCCTTACGGTACTGTTCGCCAATTGCTTCTTGTGGAACGAACAAACCTTTTAAGCTATCAACGATAGTTGCAGATGTAAATGGCTCAACGATGCAAGAACGGCGACCGTCACGTGGTGCACCTTCAGAATCAAGGTAAGCGGCGGCAGTCAGATAAGTAATCAAACCAGTTGGGGGTGTACCGGCAGTACCAACGATGTTTGCAGTATTGTTTTTAGCCATAAACAAACCATCACGGTCGATTTTGTTGGCAATAGCGGCAACGGCTGGCTTCAATACACGGTCAGAGAACATATCTAAAGATAATGCCAAATCTTGTGTAGTGAACTGTGTGTCAACGTGGAACTGTGTTGACAATGTTACTGGTACAGAAGTTTCGTTAAAATCTTCAACGTTCAATGCTGGGCCAGTTGTACCGATGAAACGACCAGGACGGCGTACGTTTACAGTAGCACCGATTTTGCCGCCAACAACTGCAAATTGGTCGTCATAGTTACGGTCAACTTCAGAAGTAAATGTTAGTTCGTTTTCCAAAACCATTAACGCTTCGTTAGTGATTTTGCTAATGGTTAATAAATTATTTGGCATGATGCAAGTTCCTTTTAGGATTAAATTAAATTGTTACCTTAACGAATCTTTCCAGCTTTGCGGGCGGCTCTGTAAGCTTGATATTCCAGTTGTTCACCATCTGTATATACGCTTTGACTGCCGGTCCCACGAATAGGATTAATAGGTTTTGGTGCATTTGACTTCACCGCAACAGGCTTACTTTTAGCTGGTTCTTCGGCTTGCACCTCAAACTTCGCTTCCAACTTACCAATCATTTTCAAAGCTTGGGCAGTAGATAGGTTAGCAATTTTGGCGCCTAATTCATCGTCTGAAGCTAGTTCATACAGAATCCTAGGACCTACATCACTTTCCAAGATTGCATCACGCACCGCATCATTTACTGAAACTGTGCTACTTGCAACCATATCTTCGTAATCAGGTAATTCGCTTTTAACCGCATCAAGCTTTTGTTGCCAAGTCTTTAATACTTCTTGTTGCTTGGCCTGTTCGGCTTGTTGCTTAATTTCCTGTTCACGTCTTGCTACTGCTTCATTAGCTGACCATTCTGCTAACGCTTCAGCGTATTTAAACGCATCAGCATAGTCATCAGGACTTGGCTTTAAATTGACATTTTGTGCCCTTTGGGGCGCGCTTTGTCCTTCTAATGCCGCTAATCTAGCTTCCAAAGCTTCCCTGGCTTGACGTTCTTGTGCGGCTGATTCCTCTGCCGCTTTACGTGCCTTGGTTAACTCTGAAAACCGCTTTTCCAACTTTGGGTTGGGTTTCCGTTCCTCTGTTTCGGTCGTTTCCTGTTCAGTTACGGCTGGTTCACTCTCACCTTCTTCGGCTACTGGCTCTGTTACTGGAGTTTCCTCAACAGTTTCAGCCGCAGTATTGGCCGGTTCGGTAGCTAAACCTAACTTATTAACGTTCCATTCAACTAAATTTTCACTTGTTACTACGTTCGTTGCCAAACGTTCTGCTACATTTGCTTCTGCCATGGATAACTCCAAGATTTAACCCGCTGAACCCAACGGTAGGTTGTTACTATATTACAACAGTTTATTGCGGTTGTGCAAGATTTCCTTGTCCTAATTCGGCATTTGCTTCTTTAGCAAAACCGTATTGTTCTTCGTTTCTTGCCGCTATTTCTTTCTCTAAACGTCTTGTGTCCATGTGATGCAAGATTAAGTCAGTCAAAGCTTCAATTTCCATCTTGTTTTGGCTAGTAATTGACCTAGTATTTTGGTCATGAACTTTAACTTGGGCATTGAGCATGGCTCTTTGGTCCTCATGGGCTTGTTTAACTTGCTCAACGTCCTGACGTTGTTTAATAGCCATCTGCAATTGCTGGTTCTGTTGGGCCATTTGTTGTAATGCTTGTTGCATTTGCTGGATTTGCATTTGGGCTTGTGGCGGAACCTTGCTATCTTCGTCAATATTAGCCAATGGATTAATAGAAGCAAGACGGTCAGCAATGATTTCAGCGCCTGGGAAGTCCATATTACGGAATACCAAGTCACCAATCTGTCCAAATAGGTTTGGATTAGCAGTCAAAGCGGCCATCATAGATTCAACGGCTTCTTGGCGCTTGGTGCTATAACCAGGGCCGGTGTCCATAACAATGTCATATTCACCAATGGTTACGTCATTTAACACCCTATCAACGCCATTTTCACCAGTTGTTTTTTGATTAATGGTTACAATCTTTGGCTTTCCATCATCGCCAATGATTCGCATTACCCGTTCTTTGTCGTAAATCTTGGGGATAAGGTCAAGAATGATACGGCCAGTATGGGCAATAGAACGTGTCAGATTGTCGTAATAATGGTAATTAGTCATGTCAACTTGCATCTGTTGACCTTGTAATGCCTTACCGCTAATGTTGCCTTGTGGCAATTGATTAGGGTCAAAAATACCTACTACGGCCTGTAAATCTGCATTAATTCCACTCGCCGCCGCCATAATTCCAGCCGGCGGTTGTTCAGGTGCTTGGCGGATGGGGGGTGGTGCCGGTTGGCCATCGGTATCGGTTTGCTTGTAACGCAAATAGGACATTGTTTTGGTATTTGCTTGCGCCCATTCATTTTCGTGTCCTTCATCCTGTCCTTCAGCCATAATCCACTTTGCTTTTGGAGCAAGTGCCACGGATTCAGTAATGGATGTAACCCAAAAGTTATACATTCTTTGTGGGTCTTTAGCCATACGGACAAGGCCAAACTTCTTACGCTTGCCTTCAATGACTAATTGCTGGCCATAAGTAGGAATAACAGGAATGTGTTTGCCTACCCAACGGCCTTCTTCAAGGATTTGCATACCAGTTAGCTTGCACCAATGGATTTCTTTGCGCCAAGAACTACGGCGGCTAACCTCATAAATGCCATTAGCTTCTAATACCTTTTCGCTTGGCATCTCATCTTCATATACATGGGAGCCATCGGACAATAGGATTAAGTCAGCGTTTACTATCTTTGTGTAAAAATATTCAGCAAGACGAATATCTTCTTTCATTACCCATTCGGCATCAGAATCGCCTGTACCACGCTGGGTAAATCCGCTTCCATCTTCTGCATCAGGGTACATTGCCCTGAAATTAACTTTAGGGATTACCGTTGTGATTAACACTTTTTCAGCATCTGAACCGTCAGGTAGCACCGAATTGGGGTCAAAATATACGGTAAAAGGGTTGTCAATCGTATCAATGTAGATTTCTTGGTCAAATGACTTTTCGTTGACGTAACGTGTGTTTACACGCCAAAAACCCCATCCCATACGTACCGCTGATTCATACGCAGTATCGTAAGCATGGTCAGCATTAGATTGATTCTCAATATGACGGCAAATACCAGTAATAATGTCTGCCATTCGTTCGTCAGTTTCATTGTTCATCCCATGGGCTTTCATCCTTGGGCGTTGCTGACGTTGCTGGTTACATAGTTGACGGATATACGCATCAACTTTATTAATGGTTAAGCATGGGCGCGATTCCACGCTACGGCTATTTTGAATTTCTACTGGCCATTGGTCGCCACCGGCAAACTTAAGGTCATCTAATGCTTCTGAACGGTTGTTAGTATCGGCATCAGCCGCAAAGCGCAAAAACTCTTTTGCATCTTCAATTCTTGGGTCGTATTCGTACTCAACCATTTCAGCCATAATTTATCCCATCCAGCTAGATTGAACGTGGGGAATGGTCCTTTTAACCGTTTTCCTTGGTTCGTTAATCATTAAACCTATGTACCTAAACGCATCGGCCCCGTTTGAATAATGGTCATGCAATGGCTTTTGGCTAAATTGCTTGGTTTCAGGGTCAACTTCGTATCGGTAATGTCTTAAGCATTGTAAGCCTTCTTCAGTATTTTGCCTATCAAAATAGCATTTACTGAAGATTGTTCGTGCCGCATTAATTGAATCTGTAATCGGTACTCTATCTAAAACTTTTGTCATGTGGCCAGTTTGTCGTACAATTTCCTCTATGGAACGACCAGTTCCTAGGGACTTTGCTTTGGCATCGTGCGGCAACCATATGGTATCTATCATGTAACCGTATGATGAAATTTTTGCCATCCAATAGCTAATTGTCTGTTGCCTATCTTCTAAATACCGTATCAGCCTGGTTTCAGTTGGGAACAGTTGCACAAACCACACGGCCGTATGGTCATTCCAACCAAGGTCGAACACAATATGTACCCCTTTGGTTGCATCGTATGGCACATTGCATATACGGCCCTGTAATTCAGCCATAGTCATTTCTTTTGCAAAGATGGCACCATCTATCGTCTGACGTGGAATACCTTCCCATACGTTGTTATATGCCTCTATATCACGTGCTTGTAGTGTTCTGCGTTCCAAATCCAATACTTCAGGGAAATATGGGTTGTCGTTCCAGTTAAGTTTGGTGACTATTGCATTTTCAGGCGGATTTAGGACAAACCGCTTATAAGTTTCATCTGTCGGCAGTTCAGGGTTAAATGACACCCATATCTCTGAACCTTCTTTACGGATAGTAGGAATAAGAATATCCCAAGAATGGGCCGTAACGTTGTTGGCTTCCTCTACCCAGCAAATATCAATACCTTCGATAGATTTAAGGCCATTAATGTTGTTCTTAATGCCGGCAAAAATGAATTCCGTACCGTTTATGCCCCTAATCGTGGTTTGAGTTATCTCATAATGGGCTTCTAATCCCATGGCATAGATTTGGTCGCTTAATAGCTTATGTACCGAATCCTTAATACTGGTTTGGAACTCACGGGCGCATAGCACCCTAATGGTAGATTTAATGCCTTTAATAAGCAAAGCCCTTGAGATTCCCCAAGATTTTGAGCCGCCGCGCCCACCGTACAGGATTCTATACCGGCTACTTTTAGGTTCAAATAAACACTTTAATTTAGCCGGAAACCGTTCTCTGGCGATGGCATCTTTAATCTGTGGTGATGGTTCCATCAGGTTCCACAAATGTTATTTGTACGGCAGTTTTGAGTTCTGCACCATTAGGACCTTGCAGTTCTTGAATAGCAACCGCTTTACCGTCCATACGGTCAATTACTTCCTTTACTGCCCATGGTTCGCCTTCAATAGCCGCATCTACCAATTTCTCTGTGACTTGGCGTAGCTTTAGATGGTCATTCTGTATAAGGACCTTACGCAATGCTTCAGTAAAAAGCTTGCCCTTCTTGGCATTTTGATTACCAATTGGGGCTCCGCCTTTGTCAACTGTTGAATTAACGTCTAAACTCATGTTTTATAAAGATTTCTTCACTCATCCGCCATACTGTCAGAATTGGCTTCTGCTTCGTTTATATCTTCCTGTGTTGTTGGGCTATCTTCTATTGCCATAACCTCATTATAAAGTTCTGTTGGAACTCCTGGTTGGCTTATTAAAGCATTTATATCCGCTACCAGTTCATTTTGGTCTTGGGGAATAGGATAGGGAAGATATACGTTTGGAGTTGTCATTCTGCTGGCTTTTCAATAGTTACTTCCGCTGGAACTTCGGCGGCTGGTTGTTGCTCTGCAATATGCTGGTCAACTTGGGCTTTAGCAGAAATGTGTAATTTATTATACAAATCCAATACGGCTTCCATTGGAAGCTTACGCAATCCAGCAAGGATGATTTCCATTTCTTGTACGGAATGGGTGAATTGGAGTTCTAATTTAGTTAAATCCATTATTGAGGTCCTTTTTTTAAATATTCTAAAATTACATTTAAGTTTTTTTCCAGCCATCCTAGCCTGGTATTACATTGTTGACATAAAACACCACGATAAGTTTGTGGTTCTTTATGGTCAATGCACATTTTTGCTTCTTTTTTACCGCAAATTTCACAATTTTCTTGTCTTAATTTATCCGCTTTTTCTAATGTAATGCCATATTTCTTTTTTGCATCATATCTTCGTTGGTTTAATCTTAAATTAGCCGGCAAAGTACCATTGTTTGCAAACTTATTCATTTTTTTTTGGATTTGTTTTTTACTTCACGCTTAACTGCATATGCAATAGCTACGCTTTGTTTAACTGGCTTACCGGCCTTTATTTCTGTTTTAATGTTCTCTTTGAATGCTTTAGGACTTGCTGATTTTTTTAGCGGCATTTTTTGTTACCTTTCTAGTTGTAGCTTTTTTCAATGCTGGTTTCTTTTTAGGGGCCGGAAATGGTGGTAATTCCTCTTTCGGCGACTTTACAGTAAATATGTGGTTGATTTCTAGATTTTCAACTTGCATTTCTACCTTTTTGACCTTATACCAACCAAAATGGGCCATAATCTTTTCAATTAATGGTTCTTTTGAATCAAAAATATCAATATTCATGCTAATTCCTTATCAGTAGTAAAGCATACGTCTTGCCAAGACATAATTAAATAGCGTTCGCCTTTATCGTAAAACTCTTGAAATTTTAAGTATTCTTCTTTTGGGTCGTCATTCATGGTCCCAAAACGAATATAATCACCGACTTTTACCGGCATTGCTTCACGGCGCCCGTTAACCTTTTTGCCTGGTCCTACGGCAACAACGGTGCCCATATTATCTACTTCTTTGTTATCTACAATAATTACCGTGCTTAAAACACGTTTATCCGGACGAACAACAATTTTGTCATTCATCGGTTTCAATATAAAATCTACATCAGCCATTTAGTTCTCCGATTACTATTTGGTTAGAAGGGCTTACAAGTTTCACGTGCTTGTAGGCCCTTCGCTTTATTACTTTTGGTACCCAGCCCCGAATGTAAATGGCATATCATCACCATTTGTCATCCAGCTATCTGCAATTGGCGGTTTAGCCATTACTGCATCTGCGGCTGGGGTTGATGTTACTGCTTGTGGTTTAGTTTTAACGGCTTTTACACGGCTCATATAATCCTTTGTCTTAAGCAAATCAGTCAAACTGCTCTGATTAGACGTTGGATTTAGATTAGCAGTAAAGTCAGCCATGATTACATATCGTCTTGGTCGTGACCTACACGCTTATGGTCATAAACAACTGATTCACCCATGTGACCCTTGAACTCACCTAGGCGGCCATCATGCTTGCCCATGTGTGCGGCTGGACGTGCGCCCATACCATCTTCTAGGCCCATAGCTACACCACCATTGAGCTTCTCATGACGTTCGCCAGTAGAATCGCTTGATGTTGCACCTTTAGGAACTTTTTCACCGGTAGCACCAGGCATGAATTTGGTGGAATTTACACCCTTTTCAGAACCCTTTTTTTCGCCAGTACGGTCGTTTGCTTTAACACCTTTTGGAAAGCGTTCGCCGCTTTCGCCTTTTAATCCATAACCCATAATATTTCCTTTTTGCAAAAAGAACTAGAAAAGCCTAGTTTCGTTATTTTCGTCTATTTTACTACTATGTCAAGTCTATTCTGAAGGGTCATATCCAAATTCATGAATAGAGTTAGCATCGGTCCAAATGTGCTTTGCCGGCACGGTTTTTTCAAGTATATGATAACCATTCTCAAATCGTTGGCCATGTTGTTCAGCATAGTCTAAATTTGGTGTAACCCAATCGCCAGGGTATATATCCTCACCAGCGTGTTCTTTAGGAACGGCACGATACACTTTTAATTCTTGTTCGGGTTTACCCTTAACTGATTGCATAATGGACATTGTGTCCTTATCCATTGTTGTATTGCCGTGACCATAATATCTATGGGCATTAGGACCATATATGTCATCAGGAAATATTTTATCTAATTGATGGCCAGGGGCATTATCTTCGGTTTTATGGGGCGCAGTATGTTCGCCGCGATAATCATATTCTTGTGTATTGATTGAACTTGGATGTTTTGTAGTAACAATAGCTTCATCAGGATGAATGTCTAAACCATAACCAAATTCACCGGTGTGTTCATACGGAAAATGTTGTTCTCTACCTTGTTCTCCAAGGTGCATACGTCTTTGAACTAACCTAGCTTCAGCTTCTCCAGCATGATGAACATAATCTTCATAACCCATTTGTTCAGGATTAATATTTGTGTATTTTCTGCTTAATACATCACGTGACGTCATTAATTGACGATATTTGTCCATATTATCAGCTTTTAATGCTTCTTTCATTTGTCCATTCAAATCTTCAATATTGGACATAATGTTTTCTTGTTCTTTTACATATTTACGCACTTCCATACCGTAATTGGCGCCACGGTTCCACCCTTCTTTACCTTGAATTACGTGTTGAAGTTCATGTAATAAGGTTGATTTTGCTTGTTCAGGCGTTAAATCTTTATTAATACTAATAGTGTTTGTAGATTGTTTATAGGCGCCTTTATCCGATAAAGGACCTTCATGGGTTTTAATAAAAATATCACTTGCTAAATCTTTACTAAACAATCCTGGATAAGCTTTTTCAAGTTCATCATGGCTTAATACATCTTGTAATCCAACATAAGATTGTTTGTCGCCTACTTTTTGTTTGGCAGAATCATACAATTCGCCAAATGTTTTACTACCGCCAGGCGTTTCGTCCTTCATGTGTGACCATAAATCACTAATTTCAGTACGCCATTGTTGGTCCAAACCACGAACTAATCCAGTTTTGCTACGTATTTCTTGTGGCGATACACCTTTAGATTCCATCAATGAAGCTTTAAATTGTTTTTCAGGCTCCCAAATAGCTGATTCAGGACCAGCCATCATTGGCAACATACCGCCTGATTTAATCATGTAATTTTCAAGCTTTTGGTAAGCTTTTGGGGCGGCAAATTTAGCCGCTGAACCATATCCAGGTGCGGCCATAGCGGCAATTGCTACTGGTTCGCCTTGCTGATAACCTTCTTCGTAACCTTCATTTTTAGGGTTTAATATTCCACCGCCAAATGGGCTTTGGGGCGGCAATCCTGTGGCACCAGCGGCAAACCCTGTTTGCTTTGGCATAGGGTTATAACCAAATAACTCATTAAATGCCTGGGGATTGGTAACAAATCGCTGAATATTTTCAGGTAACTTGGTAACTGCATTTGCAATGCTTTGCAAAGTATCTGAACCTTCATTAAGTCCAATGTCAAAAAAATCAGAAAGATTAGCCATGGCTTATTTTAAAGGACTTCTATCATTACATCAACGCCGCCGCCCTTTCGGATTTCGCCACGTTGAATCATTAACACATCAATTTGTCCGTCATTGTCATAAACGCCGGCATCTTCTAAACCGTCTAAAACCGCTTTTAAGCGATTATCTAGGTCAGTTACTATTTTTGACCGTGGATATAACCATAACGTCACCTCAAGCCGTTTATCGCCAAATTTAGGTATGTTTTGAGCAACAACACATTCTGCTACTGCGGTTTTAAATTCGCGCCCAGCTTTACTTAAAACTGTATTGCCCCTAAAGTTCCGCCAATATGTATTGACCGATGGTGGATAAGGCAGTTTAATGGTTGTCATTTACAAGTATTTGATTATTAATAAAGTTTTGTTAGTATTGCACAAACTTCTTAAAAAGGTAAGTCATGGCAAACCCAGGGTTGAATAAACAACAAATGCAAGAAGCCGTCAATGCTTATGCTAAAACGGGCAATAAAGTAGAAGCGGCCAAATTAATTGGCATCAATGCAAATACTTATCATAGCCGGTACAAGTCTGCTATGAGTGCCGGAATTAAGCCAACAATTGAATCAATTAGCAAAGATAAAACGGCTTTGTTTGAAGCTTTAGATAAGATTAGGCAATTAGAATCTAGCATCAACGCACAAGAAGAAAATAAGTTGACTGCGGAATACATTAAAAATGTCATTTTAAAAATGTCAAAGGCAAAGGTGTCTGTCCCTAACTGGATGACAAAAACGCCTAAAAAGAAAGCAGTTGCCGGTGTTCCTACTCTTTTTGCTTCAGATTGGCATTGGGGTGAAGTTGTTGACCCAAATCAAATTAATAATGTAAATGAATTTAATGTGGCTATTGCCCAGGACCGCGCCCGTGTCATGATTGAAAAAACCATTGATTTGCTTAAAAATCATGTGGCCCATTCAGATTACCCTGGCATTGTGTTTGTGCTGGGTGGCGACATGGTATCAGGCGATATTCATGAAGAATTAATGGCTACAAACTCCATGGAAATTATGCCAACCGTTATAGATTTGTTTGGTGTATTGACTTGGTGTATTGAAACTTTGGCTAATGAGTTTGGAAATGTCTTTATTCCGTGCGTAAGTGGTAATCATGGGCGCAATACGCACAAAATCAGGGCAAAGGGCCGTAATTTCACTTCGTTTGATTGGTTATTGTATCAATTCCTATCCAAACGATTTGAGAAAGATAACCGTGTTCAATTTCATATACCCGATGGCCCTGATGCCTATTATTCAATCTACGGACACAAGTATTTACTTACACATGGCGACCAATTTCGTGGGGGTGACGGTGTTATTGGCGCTTTAGGTCCAATCATTCGTGGCGACCATCGTAAACGGTCTAGGAACGCCCAAATTGACATGGAATATGACACCATGTTGTTGGGCCATTGGCACCAGCTTATTCAGCTAGAACGTTTAATTGTTAACGGTAGCCTTAAAGGCTACGATGAGTACGCTTATAGCAACAACTTTGGATTTGAACCACCACGTCAAGCTTTATGGCTTACTCATCCTGAACATGGTTTGACATTTAGTATGCCGGTATATGTTGAAAGAAAACAAAAGCAACATAACAAAGATTGGATTACCTGGAAATGAAACTTACGCCTGAAGTGATACGTCATGCTTATGCAAGTTTAAGTACCTTGTACCCATTTACTAAATGGAAAATGCCGTTACCTGAAGAAGTAGAGTTTTTAATTGTGCCCGATACGGAAACAATGGGAACGTACCAGCTAGATACAGGCGGCGATTACGAACATACCATTACTATTAGTTCAGCCCGTTGTGGTCACTATTACACAATGCTTACTACGCTATCGCATGAAATGGTTCACATGAGTTTTCACCGGCAAAAAGGTGACAAATGGTTACATCATTCCAAGCAATTTCGTACCCGTTGCAAAATGGTAGCTTTTGAAATGGGATTTGATGGGCTGGAATTGTAAAGTTATCACTATACGATTGTAAAGTTATTTGGCCATTAAATAAGCCCCATAATTCGCAAAAGCATATCCAGCGTACATATAAGCCAATCCAGTATTTCCTTTAGCAAACTGTTCAATACAGATATAAGCATAAATAAGCCCTGTAACAATTATTAAATTAGAACTCATTTAGCAATTCCTTGGTTTGTACCAAAAGTTCTTCTTCTGTAATTTGGTGTTGTTTTTCCCAAAATTTGCGGCCGACTCCGTGAATACCGGCACTTGTTCCTCTATGGTGAAAGGGACAGAGCGGAATAATAGGCGAGCGGCTTCTAACGCCAGTTCGTCTAATGTGATGGAGTTCTGCTGGCGTTCCTTCGTTGCCTTGATGCCTACATAATGAGCATCCCAATTCAGCAATTTTTCTGTAACGTTCTTTTTCATTTTTTGTTGTCATGTTTTTGAATACTTGTAAACAAGTCATTCCAATTGTAAATTTTGTGAATCAAATCTTCGTTTTGTATCTCATAAGTATCAGCTTTTAATTCAAATGACGTATTGTTATTACGTTCCCTTATGGTACCTTTTGGGTAATGTTTTGCATAAAACAAAAAAGTTGCTTTTGGCAACCATCCGCAGATAGTGAATTTATTGTTTGTGGTGTTTAAACTAGCAAATACATATCCATCTACATTAAATTTAATTTGTGATGCAATTAAGTTATTAACGTAATCTAATTTTGGCGTAACAGTCCGGCCCATGGTTTTAATGTCAATCTTTTTGCGGCCAATTACAAAATCTACGCCGCCATCATGTGTTGTGGATGGTTGCATAAATGGTTGACCTAAAGCATAAGCCATCATATTTTGACCAATAACACCAACTAATTGCTGGTCTTTTGTGCCATTGGAGTTATCAGGCCTATGTCCCAAATTGTTATGTTCTACAAATTCTTTGCTTGCATCAATAACTTCTTGGGGAACTTGTACGCTAAACGCCACTATTTACCCAATGATTACGTAATTGTTTAATGCTGGCAATTTCTAATTTAATACTTTCGTCAGCTATTTCATGCGCTATTTTTGTTGCTAATTCTGCTTTGCCTTTAAGTTGTGCATTGTGATATTTTTTAATTAATTTTTGTATGTTTAAGTAAGGTTCGCAGTAATCGTTCATTTGGTTGTTCCGCCGTACACTTGTTGTTCTAAAAATCTAATCTGACTTCTTAATGTTTCGTTTTCTTGTTGAAGCAATTTGTATTCCATTATGTGTTTTAAAATAGGTTTCCATTCTTCAAACGCTTCATCAATTTTGCTAATACTTGCTCCAGTATCAACAATATGCGGAATGTTGTTCATTTAGTTAATCTTTCTAAATTACGGTTGCTTGCTTCTTGAGTGCGCCACGCTTCAAAACGTAATTTTGCACTTTCCAAACGGTATTTCCACATTTCTGTTTTATACGTTGCGGCGCCAATAGCTTTGCACAAGTCTTGATATTCTTGGCTGGCGTATGCTTCACGTTCTTGTGCGCCCAAAGATTGTTCGGACGATTGTTTCATTTTAATCGCTTTTAATGAACTTTTATATGCTTCAAGTTCAGCAAGTTCACCTTTAGCTTTAGCGTATTCCGGTGCGTATTCATAAAGGTAATCTACACAATCATTAGGGTCAACAACCCTGGTATCAGGTTTCATTTCTCTTGTGCCTTTTTTAGTATTTCTCTAGCATTATTAAATCCATCAATAAGACCTGTTATATACATATCCATATAACCGCTTTCTTCAGCATCTTTAACCAATTTATCCAAGTCTTGTTCTGTTAGTGCCTTTGCTGGGTGGGTGTAGAGTGGAATACAAGGCTGTTCAATATCAAAAGATATGTTTAATGCCGCACCCAAGCTATTAAAAAGCACTCCATCTACCATCCACGCTACTGGTTCATTATTCATAACAAATCCTCTTTTTTTATACCTTTGTCATACATTGCTTTATGAAATTTACGCAATGCGCTATTTAATATTTGAGCTACTCTTTGATGGCTTACACCTTCAATTAATGCTATTTGGTCAAGTGTCATTGGCTCATAGCCATTGTCCTGAAATGTTTCCACGATTGCCTTTTTTCCATTGGTCATAAAAGTCCCCAGCAAGTTTTTGTCTGCGGTTGTCAAAACTTTTGTTTTCAAAATATGCCCTGAAACCCACCAGCCCAAGTTGGGCACGGTATTTGAGCAGTTGTCTAACTTCGCACTCATACCGCCATCTTTCCAATGTGTTGTTGGATTCTTTGTCGGTACTGTCCCATAGATTCGCCGGCATAAGCATTTAGTCCCAATTCTCGGCCTTTGGCCATAGTCAATTCATCGGTACTATACCAAGGTAATGCTGGGCGCTTTACTTCTTTTGGGGTCATGTCTAATTCATCTTCCCAACGGCCCTGATTAAGCCAGGTACTTGCATGGGGGATAAAGTCTGATTCAGTACCTTTAAGTTTCCAGTAAGCCACGTGTTGTTCAATGGCTTCTACGGCCTGGGCTTGTTCGTCTTTAGTCAGGCGATTAAATGCCCCTTGGGCGGCGCGCTTGGCCACCTTCCGGGGATATAGTTTCCAAAAGGTGTCAAACATCAAATAACTCCAAAGCTAACTGCCATTGTTTCGGCAATAGATTTTTTAATTGTTACTTTGCAACCCTTGGCTTTGTGTTTTGCCGCTATTTGCTCGGCTCGTTCTTTGGTGTGAACTTGGTCAATAAACTTGCCGTCAGCTTTAACAACATAAACTGTAATTTTTTTCCATTCACTCATAACGCCCCCAATTAAAATTTGCTACGTGTTGGGTTTGTATTCCAAATAGCACGTTCAGCGGCTTGCCAGCTAGTGTTGCCAACTTGAACACGTTTGCCGGTTTTGGAATGAAGGTGCATTTCTTCTGTACCGTCATTGAACTGAACCAATGTTGCTACGTGGCCAGTTGACATTGTTAAATATTCTTCTTTGTAGTCAGGTTTTGTAACTGATTGGATGTTTGTAACTTTCATTTTTCTTTCCTTTTATCTATCACGGTCAATCACCGTATAAGTAATTTACTAAAGTTTTCTTTAGTTGTCAAATCTTTTTTATTAGGACTTTCCCTAATGTTGTTTTTATGCAATATGTATAGATTTACTGGATTTTTATACATATAGATATTGATATATATAAATTATTGCTTTTTGGTGGACAAACCTAGCCCACCTAGGTTGCCTTAATAAGTTTGCTTTTCGGAGCCACTTAACCCGTCAGTCGTTCAGGAAACCGGCACTAACTTCGCCACCGGCATTTGCGCTATTACATTCCTTATCCCCCAGTAGCGCTTCTATTCTGACCGCTGGTGGTGGTGAATCCCCAATCAGAACGACAGGGACAAAAACACAAAGGGCTTTAGGGGTAGCTTTGTGCTGAAACGGCTTAAGAAATGCCTCTAATCTCATTTCCTAAACCCACAAAACCACCCCTAAAGCCCTAATCCAAGTGTTTCAGTCCTTGATAGGCAAAACTATATCACATATTTTTTAATTCAGGCCACACAATCCACCAGTTGTTTGGAAACAACGTTTTTCTAGTTACTAATCCATGGCTTTCACGTTCAATGGTCGCGGCCATTATTGTTAAATGACCGTGTGGAATTGCATTGTTATTGCGCCATTGACATACCGCTTGAACTGTTACACCGCATAACTTTGCTACTTTTGCTGGTTTGCCCAATAGGTCAATGATTTGAGCATCATTCATTTATTTTCCTTTTTTTGCTAAATATTGCTTTACTTTTACTAAAGTTTACTTTAAATTTGTAAGTACGGCAATGGTGCCGTGATTGAATAAGGAAATAAAAATGGTTGATGAATTAAGCCAGTTAATGTTGGAACATGAAGAATTCCTAGAAAAAGCTTTGGATGACATGGAATTTAGTACCGAGTATTTAACCCAAGAACAAGTTGATTGCATCCGTCAAGCTTGTGGAAAACCTCGTAATAGCCACGTTAATCCATTGTTACGTGACGTGATTAATGAATTTGGAACAATTTTTGGAAAGTGAAGAAAAAATGATAGTTGCTAAAAGAAACAGTAGCGGTACAACAGAATTTAAGATTGCCCCAGCCGGCAGTTATTTGGCACGTCTATATCGCATTATTGATATTGGCACCCAAACAACAGAATGGATGGGCAAAAAGAAGATGCAACGCAAAATCATCTGTATGTTTGAATTGCACGGTGAAGATAATGACGGCAATCCATTAACAATGGACGATGGTAAGCCATTGGTCGTTTCAAAGCGTTATACGCTATCCCTAGACGAGAAAGCCACATTGCTTAAGGATTTACAAGCATGGCGTGGCAAAGACTTTACACAAGAAGAATTAGATGGTTTTAGCCTAGAAGTATTGCTTGGTAAGTTTTGCATGGTTGCTATTACTCATAGCGAATACCAGGATAAAACTTACGCCAACATTTCTAGCATTAGCCAGGTGCCAGCCGTATTGAAAAAGCTTGGCGAGCCACAAGGTATCAATGAAGCCATGATGTTCTCTATGGACCCATGGGATAAAGAAAAGTTTGAAAAGTTGTCTGAAGGGTTGCAAAACCTGATTAAAAAATCCGCTGAATACAGAAACACTTTTGATACACCAAGTGAATCAAGTTCAGTACCCCACGAATCAGAATTGGATGATATTCCGTTCTAGAAAGGAAATGTATGAAGCCGCTTGTTAAATGTATTTTGACTGACACATATACCCTGAAAACACATCAGGAAATTGGCCACGATGAAGAACGAGAAATAATCGGCTTCAGCATTGAAGATTTGTCGAAATATACACGTGCCATCGTAAGCGAATGTGCTTGCATGGTTCGTGATTCGACTGATAGGAATTTAATCCTTCAACAACTAGGTGAATAAATGAAATGTATTGATTGTAAGTTCTATGCTGGTCAAATAAGTGACCCGTATGGCTTATGTAAACGTTACCCCATTCCACAAAACAAAACCCAGCAAGATTGGTGCGGTGAATTTAGTAACAAATTTGTTATATCGGATGTATCTAGCATAACTATTAATGCTCCAACCGGTAATGTAACGTATGACATTACAACTGACGAATTTAAACCTAAACGTGGAAGAAAACCAAAAAATGCTAGTTAAGGAACGTCAATCGGAAAGTGGCCATTGGTATGACCGGCAAGGTAATCCAGCCTATACCGTGGTCGGTAAAAATGGCAAAGAAAGAGGAACTACGCTACGTGATGCACGTTCCTTAAATCTTTGTCCTAGTGTGACTACAATTTTGGGCGTGGCCGCAAAGCCAGGTCTTGATTTGTGGAAACAACAACAAGTTTTATTAAGTGCGCTGACATTACCTAAAGGCATTGAGGAATCGGAAAACTCATGGCTTGAAAGAGTAATGTTAGATTCCAAACAAACTGGACGGATTGCCGCGGACCGCGGTACGGCTA